GATAATAATTAATACATCAAATGAACACATCCAAAGAAATACTAATAGAAAAAAGAGACGGAACAAAAGAACCAATTGACATCAGCAAGATGCAATTTGTTGTAGAACAAGCTTGTGAAGGCCTGTCGGGTGTTTCTGCTTCACAAATCGAAATGAATTCGCAAATACAATTTTCAAATGGCATGACATCAAGAGATATTCAGGACATATTAATACGTTCAGCAAATGATCTCATCACTCTTGAAAATCCAAACTATCAATATGCGGCCGCAAGATTGCTTTTATGGAATGTATACAAAGAAGTGTTTGGACAGTTTCAACCTAAACACTTTGTTAATGTAATAATACAAAACGTGAAACGTGGTGTCTATGACAAACAGATTATAGAAAACTATACTAAGACTGAATTAAAAAAATTAAACACATGGATAAAACATGACAGAGACTTAGATTATACCTATGCAGGACTAAGACAAGTTGTTGACAAATATCTTGTACAAGACAGAAGCACTGGTGAAGTTTATGAAACACCACAGTTCATGTACATGATGATTGCCGCAACATTGTTTGCAAATTATCCCAAAGACACACGCATGTCTTATATTAAAAAATATTATGATGCAATCTCCACATTTCAAATTAACATTCCTACTCCAGTTATGGGTGGAGTAAGAACTCCTATCAAACAGTTTGCATCTTGTGTGCTTGTTGATGTTGATGATACACTACCTTCAATATTTTCTTCTAATTCTGCTGTTGGATACTACATTGCACAAAGAGCTGGCATCGGATTGAACTTAGGACGCATTCGAGGTATCAATTCGAAAATTAGAGGTGGAGAAGTGGCACACACAGGAGTAGTGCCGTTTTTGAAAGTGTTTGAAGCCACAGTCAGAAGTTGCACACAAAATGGCATAAGAGGAGGATCAGCAACTGTGCATTTTCCTATCTGGCATCAAGAAATTGAAGATATACTTGTATTAAAAAACAACAAAGGCACAGAAGACAATCGTGTTAGAAAACTAGACTACTCCATACAAATATCTAAAATTTTTTATGAAAGAGTATTGCAAGATGGGGAGATTACTTTGTTCTCTCCACATGAGGTGCCCGAACTTTATGAAGCTTTTGGATATGACAACAAAAAGTTTGATGAGTTGTATGTAAAATATGAAAATGATCGTAAAACTACAAAGAAAAAAATTAAAGCAATGGATTTATTTTCTGCACTGCTTAAAGAAAGAGCTGAAACTGGCAGAATATACATAATGAATATTGATCATGCTAATTCGCATAGTTCATTTAAAGACCCTGTGCGTATGTCTAATTTATGCCAAGAGATTACTCTACCGACTGTGCCTATCCAACACGTTGATGATGACAATGGTGAAATTGCACTTTGTATACTATCAGCCATCAACGTGGGCACTCTAAAAAACTTTGAGGACTTAGAAAATTTATGTGACCTAAGTGTAAGGGCACTTGATCAGATTATTGACTATCAAGGATATCCAGTTAAGGCGGCCGAGATAAGCACTAAAGCAAGACGTTCCCTTGGTGTTGGCTATATTGGACTTGCTCATTTCCTTGCAAAAAATAAAGTAAAATATTCAGACAAAGAAGCATTGCCACTTGTACATGAACTAACAGAATGTTTTCAATACTATTTGTTAAAAGCATCAATGAATCTAGCAAAAGAACGTGGTCCATGTGACTATTATAACCGTACAAAGTATGCAGATGGCATACTTCCTATTGACACATACAAAAAGGAAGTTGACGAACTTGCAAAATTTAAATACACATGTGATTGGGAATGGTTAAGAACACAAATAAAAACACATGGTATTAGACATTCAACACTGTCAGCACAAATGCCTTCCGAATCATCATCAGTTGTGTCAAATGCAACAAATGGAGTAGAGCCTCCACGTGCTTTGTTGTCCACTAAAAAATCTAAAAAAGGTCCACTTAAACAAGTGGTTCCCCAATACAATACATTAAAAAATTTTTACACTCTTTTATGGGATATGCCTTCCAATGAAGGTTACATTAATATTGTAAGCGTAATGCAAAAGTTTTTTGATCAAGCCATATCAGGCAATTGGTCATACAATCCATTGCACTTTGATAACAACGAAGTACCAATGAGTGTTATGATAAAAGACTTATTGACAACTTATAAGTTAGGATGGAAAACTTCATACTATCAAAACACTTATGATTACAAAGGCGAAGAAGAAACTGTGCAACCTCAAGGCATTGATGACACTGTTGAACTTGAACTGAAGCCACGGGAAGATTTTGACAGCGATCAAGAGTATGAAGAATACTGTGATGCCTGCGCCATCTAACATCAAAGACTACTACTATAAAAAATGGGACAACTTTTATTGTTGTTACAAATCCATCTATCATAACCTAGGAGCGGCTTGGCCAGCATTTGGCGGCATTCATAATCATATTAAGAGTGATGTTATTGTTGTACCATATGATGCCATAAAATTTGACAGAGCATATTTTGAATACACACTTGAACAACACTTGCAATATGCCAATGAGTCAGGAATGTTTGTAATAATAGACAAGACAGTCGAACATGTGCATAGTAAATTAGATTTTTATGAACTATACAGCAATTTGCAAAAATTTAAACTGCTTGATAGATGTGTTGTGTTTGATAATACAAAGGATGAAACAATGTACGAAAAATATAATGTTCCGCATGCTTATGCACCATGGTATGTTTGGTTCTACATATTTTTCAAAAGAATACCCAATTATTCTGCGAGTCCAAGACACCAGTTTCTGTGTTTGAATAATCTCGATAAGTCTCATAGATTTGCAATGATCCAAACACTGCACAAAAAAAATTTTATTAAAAGGACCTTATGGAGTTATAGGCAACCAGTAAGTCCATACAGTAAACAAAACGTAGTAAACATTTGTCCTGAACTACAGGATGTTGAACCACTTTTTGACGCTCCACATTTCATTGATCAACCTGAAGGTGAATTCAATCAGGAAAAAAATTTACAAGCATTATATAATGATGCCTTGATATCAATTGTGACCGAAACAGACTTTTTATATGATAACACACAGTTTGCCACTGAGAAGAGTTGGAATAGTATATTTTACGGCACAATTCCAATTGTTCTTTCATGCAAAGGAACAGTTGATGTCATGCGAGAACACGGCATAGATGTATATGATGATTTAATTGATCATTCCTATGACGAAGAACCTGATGCAATTAAACGCTATGATAAAGTTGTTGCATGTATAGATCAAGCAGTGGGTTGGAGGAACTATGGACAAATGATGTCGCTAATAGCAAAGCGCCAGATACGTAATCAAATATTGTTGACACATGATCAACATTGGATAATGGAGATTGATAATAGTGTTGGAAAATTTTTCGAACAGAATAAAATAAGTATTTGACAAAAATTACAATTCAATATACAATAGGAACACAATGAGCAAAACAGTATTCAATAGAAATGAAGTAGACTTTACAAAACAGCCAATGTTTTTTGGTGAAGATCAAAACACACAACGATATGACCAGTTTAGATATCCAGAAATGGATAAACTTAACCAAAGGATGCTTGGTTATTTTTGGAGGCCAGAAGAAATATCTTTACAAAAAGATCGTGCGGATTATCAAACATTTAGACCAGAACAAAAACATATCTTTACTGCAAATTTAAAATATCAAACACTACTAGATTCTGTGCAGGGTAGAGGCCCATGTCTATCATTTTTGCCATACTGTTCAATCCCTGAACTGGAAGGTTGTATTATTACGTGGGACTTTATGGAGACAATCCATTCACGATCATACACATATATAATGAAAAATGTTTATGCTGATCCATCAGAAGTATTTGATACTATTTTAAATGATGATGAGATTGTTAAACGTGCAATATCTGTCACAGAAAACTATGATAGATTTTCCGAAATAGCACAAGATTATTTTGTAAAAGGTGTAGGTGATCTTGATGAAGTAAAAAGACAACTGTATCTTGCCATGGTCAATGTAAACATTTTAGAAGGACTAAGATTCTACGTGTCTTTTGCTTGTACCTTTGCGTTCGGTGAACTTAAACTTATGGAAGGTTCAGCAAAAATTATTTCTTTTATTGCAAGAGATGAAGCAACACATTTAAACTTATCCACACAAATAATAAAAAACTGGCATAACAATGACGGCGAAATGAAAAAAATTGCTGACTCTTGTAAAGACAAGGTTGTTGAAATGTATAAACTTTGTGTAGAAGAAGAGAAAGCATGGGCAAAACATCTAATGAAAGATGGATCCATTATTGGATTGAATGAAAAATTGCTAGGCGACTATGTCGAATTTGTTGCAAACAAAAGAATTAAAGCAATAGGATTTGATCCTATGTTTGATCGTCCAGCAAATGCAAATCCTTTGCCATGGACACAACATTGGTTGTCATCAGCAGGATTACAGGTTGCACCACAAGAAACTGAAGTTGAATCCTATATCATTGGCGGAGTCAAACAAGATGTCGACAAGGACACACTAAAAGGATTTAAATTATAGTGCTGATCGACTCAGGGTACAAAGCAAACGATATTGTTGCTATAAGGATAACTGGCGGTGATGAAGTCATTGCAAAGTTTATTGAAGAAGGTAACACAACCATTACAGTTGCAAAACCATTAGCACTAACAATGACTAAAGATGGACTTGGTATGACTCAATATGTGATGATGGCAGATTTCAATAAAAACTTTATTTTTCAGAAATCCACTGTTGTTACAATGCAAGTGGCTCACAAAGCGGCCAGAGACAACTACATCAAAGGCACCACGGGAATACAACCTGCTTCATCTGTGCCTCCACTACAGACCAACTAGACAAATTTCACAAAATATAATAAAATATTAATGCTGATGTTAGATGCTGAACAGGACCTGGGTTCGAAACCCAGCGGCTCCACCAACAGAGTTCCTTACGGGGCCGAGTGGAATTGACTGGCAGAGTAGTTGGCAAATTAAACGCAGATGAAAATCTAGCACTTGCGGCCTAATTAATTAGGTTGGCGGGGAGGGCACTGCCTAGCAACAGAAGTGTGCCACTTTCATTAAATACTCATATCATGTACGAATACAAATGTAAAATCATTAAGGTGATTGATGGCGACACTGTAGATGTTGATATTGATCTTGGATTTGGTGTATGGATGAAAGATGAACGTGTTAGAATCATGGGTATCGACACTCCAGAATCAAGGACAAGAGATCTAATTGAAAAGAAATTTGGACTTGCCGCTAAGGAAAAATTAACTGAACTATTACAAGGCACCCCAGTTCTTAAAACACAAATCAACAAAGATGGTGAAGACATGAAAGGCAAGTTTGGAAGAATACTAGGCGACTTCATTGTGGCTGATGGCTATGGTGGATATGAAAATGGATCTTTGGTTACAGAAATAATGATAGCCGAAGGACATGCAGTTCCTTATACAGGTGGATCCAAAGAAGAAATAGAAGCACTCCATAGGAAAAACCGCGAAAAACTTGTTGAAAATGGCACTGTAACATTAGATTGACATAATCTAAAACTATAGTAAACTAATGGTATGATAAGAATACTATTAATATTTGCGATTAGTATAGGAGCCTGGCTGTTTTTTATGGTTCTTGCACAAGCACAAACATTTGATTATAACATTATATCTGAAGAAGATGAACCCCAAGCATATTGTTTGGCGCAAAATATTTTATTTGAGTCAAGCACTGAACCTTTAGCAGGAAAAATTTCAGTTGCATTGGTGGTTCTGAATAGGGTCAATGATCTAAGATATCCTAATACAATATGTGAAGTAATCAAAGAAGGACCGGTGTACGAATCATGGAAAACAAGAAAGGATCCTAACCTCAAGCCTGAAGAACGTGTCTTCTATCCAATAAGACATCGCTGTCAATTTTCTTGGTTTTGCGATGGAAAGTCCGATGATATCAAACCAACTGAAAATTGGTATGAATCACAAATTGTTGCCCTACAGATCATGGAGGGCCGATATCATGACATCACAGAAGGAGCAACGCATTATCATGCCACTTGGGTAAATCCTGCATGGAGACATTCTTTGACTTTTATAGGGCAAGTGGGCGATCACTTGTTTTACAGATGGGAGCGATAATTTGTGTGCTTTCCTTGATGATGGCCGGATGTTCGAACGAAGCATATCACAACATTACTGGACACGCCAAACAATCACAAATGATAGAATCAGCCTTCCAAAATGCTCTTGAGCACAACAAAGATGGCGTTGGCACTGTATGGTTTGACGAAAAAACTGGCAAATCGGGAGCGGTCAAACCTTTGTACGCTTCATATGACTGGGCACCACCTTGTAGACACTTTGAAATAGCATATTTTTATCCCAACAAACAACCAACTTATCACTATGGCCAAGCATGTAGACGTGGACAAGTTTGGAAGATCCACTAAATAAATACAACAAAGGAAAACACGAACATGCCAGTAGGATTTACAAATTCAGGAATAGACGCCAGAAGTTTAAAACATTTTAGAGTTACAGTTGATATGTCAGGTTATATGACAGAAGAAAGCACTAGAGGTGGTGCTGTATCTCCAAATGGTAATTTTCCTACAACAGACAAGTATTTTTATTCAACAAACTTAACTGGCGGCAAATCCACAACCAGAGCAACAACAGATGCCCTAGCACTAAGACGTGAACGTGGACTTATGAGATTCGAACAGGTTGTAAAAAATCTTCAACTAAACTCTAATTGTGAAATACTAGATATTGAAATAACAGAAGCAAATGGAGATGCACAGGCAACAGCATTACAATTTACTGTGGCATATGAAGACACTGACTCAATTGATCTAACAACAACATCAATTGATGGTTCAACTGCAGTCAACACAATTGTATTAAGAATAAAAGAACTTGTGGCACAAGGCATCAACTGTGGCACTCCAATATCAAATGACTCAACTGTTGCATCAGGCACTTTAACTGAACTAAGAAGTTTGTTCCGTCCAGCCACAACAGATACAGTTGTAACATCAGTGACAGCACAAGCACCAACTGATTCTGGTGAGATATTTGATTCAATCACAGTTGCACAAATTACCACTACTAAACTAGTAAGTGGTGAAGATTCATAATCTTAAACTGTAATCCAACATAATATAAACTTAAATATAGAACTATGTTCTTAATCATACTGGCTCTAATATGTGCCTTGACTATATCTGGGGTTGCAATCTTCTATTCAGTA